TGACAATCTTGTCCATGTTCTTTCTGTCAAAAACGCGGCGAACACGTTGTAGACGCTTGGGGACCCGAAATTTGACAGTATCTTCGTGAGGCTTGGGTGTGCAACAGCGAATGGTCAGCATTTATATACTCTGTGACGTTTTTTTTAATTATCTGCTTCCAGTTCCAAAGTGAAAGACCAATCCAGTCCGTTGTTTGTCAGTGGGTTCCCGAACCTGTCCCTGACTTGGATGTTGAGTCGATCGACTTTATAATTTGGATCAAAAATTTCAATCGATTGTTTGAATTGACTGTCCGAAAAGTAGTTTTGGATACCACCCTTCTGGACCGTGATTGGAATTTTGAACGTCGAGGCGTACGGTTCACTGCTTGAATTTCTAAAGTTTTCAATGTAAATGTTGATGTAATTGTCAAAGTCTAAAGAGTATGATTTGTTTGCAATAATTTGGACTCCGATTTGGTCTGAAGTGAATCCCAAAAAGTAACCAAGTGTTCCTGGATCGCCGAAAATGCTCGAGGAGCCGACAACTGAAGTATATTGAATCTTATTGGTCGACGTGTTCAAGAAGAAGCTTCCGACGGCGGGTGTGATGGTGTTGTTCAGTGTGTTTAAGAATGTCGTCGATGAATAATTGCCTGGACTGAACGTGTATGTGTTTACGACTCCGGCAATGTTCATGGTCAGCGTGTTGTAAGGTGCGCGGATGTTGAAAAATCCGAGCGGAATTTCTGCACTTTTGAGGGCGATGCGACGGATGTGTCTGTGCTGTCGTCCCAGAATCACGGAGCAGTTGAACGTGTCGTTCACAGTGTACGTGTTGTTCTTGACGACGACAATTCCAGTCGTGGCGTTTGGCAGGTTGAGAGTATCGACGTGAAGAAACCACACCTTGCTCATTTATGTTATAGTTTAAGATAATAAAACATAGAACAGTAATGCAGAGTCAAGCTGTCGCCTGGGAAGGCTATGACGGCGTCAAGAATTTCATAGTTCGAATCTATGGTCGAACAGAACATGGTCGATCCATCTCTGTCGCCACCCCATTTGAACCTTATTTCTTCATCAAAGCCCGTGCAAAACATAGTATCAAAGTTTTTAAAATGGAATTGGCAAAGTACGGTCGAGTCACTGAGGAACGTGCAAAAGACTTGATTGGCTTTCGAAACGGACTGGAGGAGCGCTTTTTCAAAGTGACCTGCCCGACACTGAAAGACATGAAGATTTGTGCAGCCGTCGTTTCCACTGGAAAGTGTCGAGGTCTGGAGGAACACAATGAAACAGTCTATGGACTTGAAAAGCAGCCGTTCAAAGTGTACGAGTCGAACATAGATCCTGTCCTTCGCTTCATGCACCTGACTGGCATTCGGTCGACCGGTTGGTTCACTGTTTTTGCCCACGAGCCCGACGACTTGACAACCTGTGACGTTGGATACTTTGTCAGTGACTGGAAAACACTCAAACCAGTCGAACGGGATGATATCGCTCCGCTGAAAATCATGTCCTTTGATATCGAGTGCTACTCTTCGACCGGTCAATTTCCGAAAGCGAACATCCCGGAAGACGTCGTGTTTCAGATTGGAATGACGACAAAGACGTACGGAAAAGAAGGTTTCGAACGCAAGTGCTTGTGCTACAAGCAAACCACTGGATACGATTCGTACAACTCTGAGAAGGAGTTGCTCGAGGCGTTCGAACAGTACATCCAAAAGTGCGATCCGGACATTGTGACTGGCTGGAACATTTTCGGGTTTGATTTGGAGTTTTTGCAGCAGAGGTGTGTTTTCCATGGTCTCAACCCAGTCTGGGGCCGGTACAAGGACTCTGAAATCGAACTGGTCGAGAAGAAATTGAGTTCCAATGCACTGGGTGATAACCTTTTGAAGATGGTGCCTATGCGTGGACGCTATGTTTTTGATCTGTTTCAAGATGTCAAACGTGAACACAAGCTCGAAAGCTATTCACTCAACAACGTCTCGAAACACTTTCTGAAGGATCAAAAGAACGACATGCCTGTCCGAGAGATTTTCAGAAGATTTGAGACGGGTCAGGGGTTGGATGCAGTCGCTGACTATTGTATTCAGGATACAGTCTTGCCGCACAAGTTGATGGAAAAGTTGTGTCAGCTCCAAAACCTGATTGAAATGGCGAAAGCGTGTTGGGTTCCTCTTTCATTTTTGAGCGAACGTGGACAACAAATTAAAGTGTTTTCGCAGATGGCGTACAAAGCTCGACAACTTGGATTCATCATCCCTGTGTACAAAGCACCTCTTGTTCAGATTGAGTCGGACTATCAAGGCGCGACTGTTCTTGATGCACAGACGGGCGCCTATTACACACCCATCACTGCACTTGACTTTGCCTCTCTGTACCCAAGCATCATGTGCGCTCACAATTTGTGTTATTCGAGTCTTGTATTGGATCCACAGTTTGACAATCTGGAAGGGGTCGAGTACGAGCGGTTTCAGGTTGGAGACAAGGTGTACACATTTGCACAGAATGTGCCTTCCCTTTTGCCAGTCATCCTGTCAGACCTGAAAGCGTACCGCAAAAAGGCAAAGAAACTGATGGCTCAGCACGAAGGCACGCCTATGGAGTCTGTGTACAACGGCCAACAACTTGCGTACAAAATCAGTATGAATAGCATCTATGGGTTCACCGGGGCATCCAAAGGAATGTTGCCCTGTGTCGCTATTGCATCCACTGTGACGTGCAGAGGGCGCCAAATGATCGAAGAGACGAAAAACTACGTCGAGGCTCACTTTCCGGGTGCACAAGTGAGGTATGGCGATACAGACTCAGTGATGGTCGAGTTTGACGTCCAAGGTCGTAAAGGGCAGGAAGCTATTGACTATAGCTGGCAGCTTGGAGAGCAGGCTGCGGAGCAGTGTACCAAGTTGTTCAAGGCGCCAAACGATTTGGAGCTCGAGAAGGTCTATTGTCCGTACTTTTTGTACAGCAAAAAGAGGTACGCCGCAAAGATGTACGAGGGCAAGCATCAACCAGATGGTTCTACAAAGGTGGTGTTTAAAAAAATTGACGTCAAAGGGCTTCAAGTTGTACGGAGGGACAGCTGTCCGTACGTGCGTGAGACACTGAAAAAGCTGTTGGAGATGATTTTGGAGAGTGATGATCCTCGACCACCGGTTGATTTCGTGAAGGAGGCGTGCAAAAAGTTGAAAGCCGGTGACGTTCCGATGGACAAGTTGCTTCTGAGCAAACAATTGGCTTCGGACTACAAGGCAAAAATGCCACACGTCGAAGTTCGAGACAAGATTCGAAAGCGCGCGCCAGGATCTGAACCTCAACAAGGAGACCGTGTGCCTTTTGTGATTGTTCAATCGTCCAAAAAGGCGAAAATGTTTGAAAAGGCTGAAGACCCAGCCTATGTTCAAGAGAATAATATTCCGATCGATTACGAGTACTATTTCACGAATCAGTTGAAAAAGCCGGTGTGTGATTTGTTGGAACCACTGATTGGAAAGAACGTCGACAAGGTGTTGTTCCCACCCAAGCAAAAGTGCTTGACAGACTATTTTAAATAGAGACTATAGCAGATGTAATGACAAGTAGAATGGAGCAGCAGATTGCAACGCTCATCGAAGATGAAGTCCAAAGACGGGTTGCCATGGGATGGACAGCTCGTCTTCAGATTATTTCAACATTGTATGACATTCCGCTCGAACAGCTTGTTCGAGACACGTCGCAGTGTCAAGACAAGTACTGTAAAGGGGTGCTCAAGTGCGGCAAGTGTTGCACGAAGATTCCACAGTCGAACGGGTACTGTGGTTTTCACCAGAATCAAGTCCCCATGCTCAAAGTGGTTGCTGCCGAACATTCAAACACAAATTTTGTTTGGAATTCGACGAGTGCGCCAAGTCGCTTAAACATATAAATATGTAATTAGTACAGGCGTTATGAATAAATCCACACTTCTGCTTGAGAGTCTCACTCGTTTTTTCAGCGACACAAAGAATTCAGAACAGTTACATGATATTCTCTCTCACCGCAAGGGAATTTCCTTGCGTAATTTGGAGTGGTTTGTGACAAACTATTCCAAGTCACGTCACGTGACATATACAGCACCGAATGGCAAGATGTTTACAGTGCATGTTGCCTACAAATCTTCACTGGACGGCTATTCAAAAAAGCTGTTCGATCCATTTTGTAGAACTGAGAGAATTGAATTTCAAGGGGTCACGACGACGGTAGCCCAGTTGAACTTTATCAAGTTTGCCATTGTGAATGGAGTGATTGATTACCTGGAGAACAATCGTCACGTCTTGAAGCAGAGTTCAGGACATGAAAGGCAATCTGGCAAACCCGCCGGAAAACTCGAGAATCGTGTACCCGTAGTAGAACATGTATAAGTTGTACCCTTGAAACACTTGTTGCGCGTACTTTTGCTGGAAAACAATCTGAATGGTTGTTGTTTGTGAATTTAATTTCGAAAAATTAATGTAGCCGCCAGCGTTGTACTCTTTTGGATTCAACCCAAACGAGTACATGTAAATGTTCTTTGCAGGGATGGACAGATTGTGTTCCATAGGCTGCTTGAACGTGTAGTATAAAGACCCATCGAACGTACTTGTGATGTTAATGTTATTCAAAAGAATCTGAATAGACTGCACCGGGTCCACAAAGTAACTCGTCTGTGAAACAAAGTCGAGAGGAATAGCCGTCTTGACGTACTTTGTCGTAAAGCCGTATTCGTATCGAGAGTCGTTGTACAACTGAGAGGTTACAGTTTCGTACTTTTTGTTTCTGAAGAACCATATGAGCATCTGCACGGGAAAGCTTGCCGTCAATTGCAACTGAGGTGTATAGCTGCTAAAAGACAAGACGGATTCCTTTTTCAATTTGTTGACGACGTAGCGCAAGTCTTTGGACTTGTAGTACAAGCGCTCAGCATCTGTCAACTTGATTTCTTCTAGAATGAGTGCCGGATTGATAATTTCCTTGTTTGCAACGGCAAGATCGTTTGAAATCCAGACCCACGGCTGAAACTGAATTCGAATGTAAATGTACTGTTGCCACAGGGCGCACATCGGAAAGTACGGGCGACGAAGACGTTCCCGGCCTTGTGTGTTGTACGAGTGTCGGCGACAGAAGAAGAATTCAAGAGGGACACAAATCGTCGTGTTTCCAGATGTCGGACTCAGAGAATTCGGAGAACCACCGTTGACTGCATACCGCATCCCAATCTGCTCATCACCGTCCAAAAACACCTGATCCTTGATGAAGAACCAATCGTCGTAGACTGTTTCCACGATTGTGTCGTTGACCATGAAATCGCACTGTGCAATCATAGAACGTCCGACTTGATTCGTGTATATATTCGAAGAGCTTGTTAAAGGTGGTAATTGACAAATGAAATACATGTTTGACAAAAGGTCACCCAACTCTTTGGGTTTGAGTTGAACCATGATTGTCTGTCCCAAGAATTGAGTCCCTTGGATTGGAACATATCTCTGGTAGCACACAAAGTTGCTATGTTGAGGAAAGTCAGTGTTCCAGACATTATCATCTTTGCCTTGGACATATTTTTCTTGAGGTCCAACTGCATACAACGCGTACGTCGTGGCTGCATTGTACCCGACTTTTGGCAAGTCTTTGTACTCTTCTTGAAACAATGGTTTCGCTTTGACATCTTCATTCAGGTCACGCAAGGGTGGTCCCCCAGTCGTCGTTAATTTTGAATTAATTTTCATAACTGCGTTGGATGCTGTGTATTGGACTTGACTGACGACATTCGCTCCGATAATCTTTGCATCTGTATCCGGCTGTTTGACAACGACGCTCACGTTGACTGCAGCAGATGTGTTATCTTCGACCTGGTCACCTTGTAACGTAGCGTATGATTGATAATCGTACTGTCCAGCCACTTGTCCACCGGACGGAATGAAATTGGTCACAAATACATTACTGCTCTTGAGTCCAGTCAGTCCAGACACAGACCAACCTTTTCCGAAACCGGTCGGAATATTCGAATTCAAAATGTAAAGTGTCAAGTCGTTCCGTGCGACATAATAAAATCCATTCAGAATTCCAGTGACTGAATTGGTCGTCAAAGAGCTTGCATCTGGTGGGTACAAAATGAGACCTATCACGCCGTGTGTTCCTTGGATGTTCTGTTCGGTATCTGTTTGACACTCGAAAGACCAGAGGTATGATTCTGTGATTGAATTTCCAACGTCTTCGTGCGTGTCATCGATCAACTGGACATTTCCTTCTTGATCATTCACTTTGGTCAAAATGACAAGACCCGAAACCCCGGTCATACCGATCACCTTCCATCCAGACACGAGAGGCATTTTTTGGGTCGCGTTGAGCATCGGGAACGGCGTGTTGACGTAGAATGTCAGTGTGTTGTGATTCGTCACCTTGTAAAACCCATTCACTTGAACTGGATTTAACACGACATCAGGTGGAATTTGTGCCGGAGGTTGTTTTTCCTGAACGGTCGCTATAGCCACAGTCTGAATCTTCTGTTCGATTTTGACCACCGTTCCAATCTTATCACGGATTTTCTGAGTTTCATTCGTGACTGTCGAACGGACTTTATTCAACACGTGTTGTTCAAAAGAAGTCAATTGATGAAGACTTTTTTCACTAGTTTGTATTCGTCTTTTAATTTCATTTTCAATTTCCAAAGTCTTTTTTTTGATGTCTGCTGGTTTGAGTGTCAACATCCTATATATTCTTCAGATTATTCTTCCAAAGCTCTGTCACACTTGTATTCTTGAGTGTTTCCCTCTCGACCGTCTTGCCTCGACACAGTGCCATCAGGTCATCCACCTCCTCCTTTGTGTACTGATACGTCTTGATATCCAACAATTTGTTCCAGAATTCATTTTGGAAATTCAAATGCCTCAGCTGATCTTGAACACGATCCTTTGGAACATTCATAATTTGAATTTTTCCAGTGATGACACTTTGTATAAACCGTGCCTTTTCCGTCAGCCATTGAATCTCATGGTCCAACTCCTTCAACTGGTGCGCTTTTCTCTTCCGGTACACGTCTGTTCGAATATGTATAAAGTCAGTCAAGATCTCTTCCGGACTGTTGTACTTTTTGACAGCCCCAGTCGGGCCAATCAGGTACATGTTGCTCGTGTGAATAGTCCTGGTCAATCCAAGTTCTTTCACCGGGTCCTCGAAATTCCCTCCCCAAATTCGAAAATCCGGAACAGTCTCTGTCGAATTGTTCTCGTACTTTTGGATTGTACCCTTGCCGACCAAGTCTTCAAGATGCTCTTTGAAATCCTGGATCCATTTTCCCGGTGGAAGTTCAGTCACATGGTACTGGCCCCCCTCCTTGGTGACAATCCCTTCCATGACCCACGTGTGATCCTTTGTCTTTTTCATCGTCCCTCGAAACCCCTTGTAAAACGGAAGCATAGGAACCATAGCCACCTGTTCCAGTGCGCACAGTATGTTCTGTTTCACCGCTTGTGGATCGAACGGCGGCACAAAACAGCTGAATCCCGTCCCGATTCCCTCGGCTCCATTCACGAGAATCAGTGGGAGAACAGGGGCGTAAAACTCTGGCTCCACCTGTTGACCGTCATCGACGTTGTATTTGAGCACTGGTGCATCTGCCGGATCGAACAGCTTTTTCGTCACTGGTGACAGCCGTGTAAAGATGTACCTCGGACTGGCTGCATCTTTCCCTCCGTCCAGTCGTGTCCCAAACTGTCCGGATGGCTCCAACAGGTTCACGTTGTTTGAACCCACGAAATTCTGAGCCAAATTGATGATTGTGCCTTGGAGCGACTGTTCCCCGTGGTGGTAGGCTGTGTGCTCTGCGACATATCCAGCCAGCTGCGCCACTTTCATATCCTGTGTCAGATTCTTCTTCAGACACCCGAAAATCACCTTTCGCTGGCTTGGTTTGAGTCCGTCGGCGACATGTGGAATGGACCGTTTGATATCCTCCGTGCTGAAATTCGCCAAGTCTCTGTGCACAAAGTCAGTCACTGAAATTCGTCGAACCTTTCCGTACGGGACGCCTTCCGGTGGATCCGCCATGTGTCTCTTGAGCCACTCCTTTCGATCGTCCGCCTGTGCTTTGCTGAACGCCAACATCATAGATTCATCCAGTTTGGAATCGTACTCGAAACCGACAGTCAGTTGATCAATTTGTTTAAAGTACTCTTTGGCTTCAGCGCTGGTTGATGTCCCCAGACCCTTGTAGTATTTCACGGCAGTTCCGGAAGGGAGTTGTGCACTTCTAAAAGCCTCCTCCGTGAAAAACCATTGTTTTCCCGCCTTGATGATGGGTGTCACCATACTGACCACAAATCCAAGTTCAATCAGGTTGGGCCAGTACACGTGGAACATGTTCAGGACCAGACCTTTGATGTGGCTCCCGTCCAAGTCTGCATCCGTCATGATCATCAGGCGACCGTACCGCAATTCTCTCAGTGAATTATAGACTTTGCCATGTTGCAACCCGATGATCTTCTTGAGATTCGAAAATTCCTCATTCTCAGTCACCTGCTTTACGCTTGCATCCCGAACATTTCGAGGCTTTCCTCTGAGTGGAAACACGCCGAACTTGTCACGACCTACAACGCTCAGCCCGGCAATGGCAAGCGCTTTCGCAGAGTCACCCTCCGTAAGAATCAGTGTACACTCGGTCGATCTGTGAGTACCGGCCCAGTTTGCATCATCAAGTTTCGGAATGCCACTGATTCGACTCTTTTTCGTTCCGTCCGTTTTCTTCAACTCCTTTTCAACTTTGGCGACGCTGAGTGCAACCAAATCATCCAGGACACCACACCCGAGCGTATCCTTGATGAATTTCGGCTTGATGTCAATGGTCTCGTGAATCTTTGACGTGCACTCCACCTTGGTCTGACTGCTAAACGTCGGATTCACGATGACCGCCTTGACAAACAGAAAGAGTGCAGCTTTAATCTGGGCTGGCTTGACTGAAATCCTCTTGTCTTTTGCGATTTCGGCGACAATCGCGTTGGTCACCTTGTCCACGTGTGTTCCACCCTTGGTTGTCGCAATTCCATTCACGAAACTCAACTGCTGAAAATTGCCGCTTTTGCTGTGACCCAGAATAATCTCGAACGTGTCTGTGTGCATCTTGGCGACAGCGACATCACCGATGTGCATCTTGGCAAATTCTTCCAGTGAATTCACTTTGAGTTGGACCTTGTTGAAATACACTTTGCACTTGGAGCACCAGAGGGCAGCATCCCATGTCCTCTTTTCGAGCACCTTGGCAATGTCACCAGGACCACCGAAACGTCCATAGTCTGGAACAAATTGAACACAGACGTATGGTGTCGTTGTCGACTTTGTGATTTTGGGTTCACTTTTGGTCGACATGTTATTCGTCCACTTCTGGTAGTAAATGTGTGTTCCATCACTGACTTCGATTTGGAACTCTTTCGAAAACACATTCGTAAGTTTTGCGCCATAGCCGTTTCGACCGCCAGTCACACGCTGCTCATCGTCGTTATAGTTTGAACTTGTCAAAAGATGACCAAAGATGAGTTCAGGAATCCAGATGTGTTCCTTTTCGTGTTTTTGGATCGGAATTCCGACACCGACATTGTGCACGTAGATGATTCCAGACTTGGGATCGAATTTGATCTGGATCGAACTTACCTTTTTGGGGAACAGGGAGTACTGGTCGATGGCGTTGACTAGAATTTCATCAAAGATTTTCACAAGTGCAGGAGATACAGAAAGAACACGATCAACGAATGCATCTCCTTCACGAATCCAATAGGAGGCAGATTCGGGGGGGAGGGGTCCCACATAGGTGTCAGGGCGCTTAAGGATGTGTTCAGTGTGAGTGAGGCGTTCATAGTTCATACTTATTTGATGTAGATATTCTTTAGTTGAGCTTGTTCCAATTCATCGGGGCAAAGACATGATTGTAGAATCCTCCGTACTGGAGACACAGGTGAGCCACGAGATACATGGCGACACTGCTGATGATGGACACGGGTGATTTGTCACCGTGCAAAACTCCGATGCCGATTTCTGCGGCACTGCACAAAATGACGAAGAAAATTGTCTCAAAGGCAAATGCTGAATTTCCGCTGAGACCGAATGGACCACGGATTCCTGTCGGTTTAACACCCGCCTTGTATGCCAGATATATGGCGACGATGAGACCGAGGAAGGCTATGATTCCACCGGTGATCAACAAGGGCTTCTGTTCCTTTTGTTCATTCTGTGTGAGTCCCTCTCCTTTCATGAGTTTGTAGTATCCGGAAAACTCGCGACATACTTGGAAAAAGAAGAAGAAGATGGTTGCGACGAAAATCGAGCTTCCGACGTTACCCATTCTGTCCCATGCAATCAGACCACCGGCGACGGCTCCGACAAATGCAAACAAGAATGCACTTCCGACAAACTGTCTTGGGTGTTCAGAGACGTAGTCTTTGTTTCCGTTGATCAAACTGAGGATGAGGAGCGCAAGCACGAGACCACCTTTGCCTGCGACGACAAAATTATGAAAGGCGTGCTGAGCCGCCTTGGATGCATTCTCCATTACTTGAGCACAAGAAAAGAAATCAACAAAATCAAAGCCAGGACCAACACAAGTTCGACATTTGGTGGCGGGGGTTCATTGTATCCCGTCCTGTCCATCCAGTACCTGTACGCCTCCTCGACGCTGACAATCGGTTTATGTATGCGCTCATTCACTCTGTTGTGCGCCTCGACAGTCCATGCAAACAGTTCCAAGTTGGTCTGGATTCCTGTCAACGGTGGCAGTTCAGCTAACAGTTGGGCAAAGTGGTGGCGACAGGCTGGACAAGGCAGGATCACCATGTAGACCATGATCATGGACATGAATGCGTCCAAAAATTGCGGCGTGATGTTCGTAGGTCCAGTCAGTGCTGAAATGTGAAGGACACCCCAAAAGTATGGACCCCAATTCTTCATATCTATTTTGAGTGTATAAAAAATATTTGTTCAAAATATATGCGTCACCAAGACGTCCTTCGCACACTGAAGCGTATGATACAGAAGGAGAAATCTCCCAAAACACGGTCAAAACTGGTTCGAATGTACAAATCTGTTCTGGCTCTGGCTCCAAAAGTCAAATCGATTGCCAAATTTAACCACGTACACGCACGTGCGCCTTATTCTGTGCCACTGTTCCGTGCGTTTACACCATCACCCATCCGAAGAGCCACAACAGGACGTGGCAGGACGGCTGTCGCCAGGGTCCAAACCCCCGCCCGTCTTCACACAGCAGCTGACTCTGTTGTTCCCATACTGGTTTCACCAACGAAATTCGTGTACAGAACTCCTTCACCTAAAATCAAAGTGTCACCTTCGGAAAGGAAGAGGAGAGTCACTTTTGCAAAGAGTGTCAAATAAATTTCTTAATAAATTGTAATGAATCAGAATCAGGAACGGCTAAGGCGTCAAGAGTTACAACGCCTGCTTCGATTGGGTTCACGTTCGAATCTGCAAGAATATCTCCTTCGCAATCTCAATGCCAGTACAAGGGCTACCGTACAACGAAGAATCCAGAATTTGAATCGTGAAGAGTTGCGTCGTCGTCTTGAAATCGAGTACCGCATTCCCAAAGGTGAAATCAAGGCAACCAGACCACCTTCCTCTATGAATCGCATGAGATCATACTTGGCGACTATGCGTCCAGGTCGTGTCCAAGCTCGACTTCAGCAGTACAGGAATATTCCCGCATACGTTCCACCACGCGCGCAAAACTACAACAATTTGCAAAACTATACACGTAATAATCTGAGGGCATTTCTAGCGCGTAATAACATAAATGCGAACACAAAGCGTTCCATCCAAACAAGACTCAATGTTATGAATCGTGCACTGAACGAAAATTTGAGACAGCAGGAACAACAGGTGAACGCACTGAGGAATTTGCAAGCCAACGCTCAACGCTTGGAGGAACAGATTCAACGTGAAGCTCTTAGACGCGGTGTCAACTCGAATAATAATATTCGTACATAATAAATGCCATTGCACTTTTCCCGTTCTGATATGACTCGTATGGCGAAACAAGTCGAACAACACAATAAACGAGCGAATAAGCAAGTCAGTGCTATGATGAAACGCAGGAATCAACAACTGAGTGCCATCATGAAAGCACATGCCCGTGTGAGTCCCAAAGAACTTCAATTGACCAGTGCAAATATGAAAAGACTCAGGAGTCCAAACCAAGTTCAGTTGTCCGCGTCGAGTCTGAACAGAATCAAGAGAGAGGTTGCGATTCAAAATGGCAGGTTGGCAAACACTGCCAAACTGTTGGCGAATGCCCAGCGGGAGATGAAACGTGCCCAAAACATGACCCGACTGGTTCACGGTACAAAAGCTCAAAGGGCGCTTCGATACGCTTTGCAAAAGGTAAAAACTGCCTACACAAAAGCCAAGTCAGTCGTGAAAAAGCTACAGTCAGTCAGCCCGTCTATGGTGATGTAATTCAGGTTTTTTTCCAGTGTCGAAAATTTTACCCTATGAGGGGCAAGTAAAAATGACCAAGTGGGGAGAGCTTTACAACCAAGCCTCTCGCGACGGTCAGAGTCACGAGTACTGCAAAAAGTTTGCGAGTACCGTCTTGAAGTTCAGGAACACCACCCTGAAGCTCAAGGCGCAGCGCAGGCGGATCAAGATGACGGATAAGCCGCCACCCAAGACCAAGAAGTGAAAAAAAAAGTGTGTCTGTAATAGAATGGAAATGAACTACAACTATGTCTGGGCTGCTATGGCGGTCAATTTCCTTTTCGTCTACATCCTGCCCAAGATTATCACAAAACCCACAGGAATCAAGGTGATTGACGATGCCATTCTGTACCTCAATTCGCAAAAGTCGTTCCTCTTGTCTTCAACGCTCATCGTCGGTCTTGTGACGTACTTGGCGCACTATTGGGTGGATTCCCAATCTGAATCCAGTGGTTCTTCGAACACATCCCCGACACTTCCAGGAGGTAAATTTTAGTCTTGGTGAGTAGTAAATGAGCAACAGTAGCCGTCAAAATTCGGCCATCATGTCTTCTGTCGGCAGTGCAAACTCGGCTGTGAACCACCTTCGTACAGCAGAGTCCCGTGTGAATGGCGCTGCTAACCATATTGCAAACAACAGAATGGGGTCAGCTCAGAACAGTGCCAAGGCTGCTGCCAGCTCGTATGGCTCTGCATACAACGCGTTGAACAACACTTCCAAGAAGCTCCAAAACATCGCCAATCAGACAAACAACCGCAACATCCGTGCCGCGGCAAACTACGCAAACAAGGCCGCTGTCCATGCCGCCAAGGCTTCGACTGCACGTTCCCTCGTGATGATTGGCAAGATGGCTGAGAGCCTGGGCAAAGCTGCAAACCAGAATGCACTCCAAACTGTCAACCGGATAGCAAATCAGGCATAACTCCATCCATCAACTCTTTTGTGAATTGATGGTTCCACATACGGACTTTTTGATCATAGCACGACTGCATGTGCTTTTTTAGGTCATCATAGCTTGGATCTCCCCACTGATGATCACTTTTGAACAGAAAATCATCAAACCCAATAGGACCTTTGACGCAGGATACAACCCATGGTGTCTGGACGTACTCTTTCAGTCCCCCGTAATCCGTGATGATGACGGGTTTGGACCGTAGTGCAGCCTCCACTGCCCCCATTCCGACCCCTTCGGAATGTGAACAGTTGACGTAACAGTCACCCGCATCGTGTATCTTTTCCATCTGCTCATTCGAAAGGAGACCGTTGATGATGGTCACACCTGGAATGTCCAGCTTGACATCCGTGTTACATGTCGCCTTCAACAAAAGTCTACAGTCAGGAAGTTTCAATTCTAAAAATGAATTCAAAAGAAAATTAATATTCTTTCTAGGATCCGCTATGTTTCCTATAGTATAAAACACATATGTTGAACGTGTCGGTACCTTTGGAATGTACCCCATAGGAGCCTCTGCATACAAGTGAAGCACGCGCCAATCAACCTGTGGGAACTGCTTCTCAAACACACTCTTGCAAAACTCGGAAGCGACGTACATCACCTTGTATTTTGTAAGAATCCCATAGGCTTCGTTGACGGGTTCAGTTTCGCATATTGTCATGTACATCATCTTGTCACACAACGTGGCGTATTGGTCAACGAGTTGTACGTTGTTTTCAAACGGAAGCATAAATGCAAACCCTCTGTCATACCTCTGTTTCTGTGGAGGATGACCCATCTCGACATACTCCCCGTTGACCAAATCGGCATACCTCTTTGTCACTTGTCCTATACCGGCAAGCAGACGTGGACCAATAAAAAGCCAACTCATAATTTATTTTGAAATTAAAATCCTTAATTAGTAGACTTTAATTTTCGTATGATCGCATTGACTTCTGGAATATTCTGGTTCAAATTCAAGTATCTGAATTCTGATGAAGACCCATTCTGACTATTCTCGTGTTTGAATCCTAATTTATTCATTATGTATGCACTCGTTGGTCTGTTTGTTTTTGGAGTATTTGTCAAAAAAGAAGACGTCTGATGGATTTTTTTGAAACCAGCTCTCTTGGCACACCATGCGGCAACGGCACGTATCCATGTTCCGTATCCGCGTCTCCTATAATTTTCTTCTGTTCTTCCACTTTCTAGCCACATCTCTGGTGGATCCACGTAACACACTTGGTACGCAACGTAATTTTTGTTTTCATTATAGAAATATATGATGACACGTTTTGAGTCAATCTGTTCTGTTTTAAACTGAAATGGTTTCCGTATGGGAAATGTCTCGACTTCACGAGCAAATACTCTCAGGCTCATTATATTATTACAACATATCATTTAAGACCATAGCCGTCACGAGGTCTTTGAACTTGATTTCTGGCAGCCAATTGAGTTCTTGGTACGCCTTTCTCGGATCTGCGATGAGTACATCGACTTCTGCCGGTCGATAAAACTCTGGATTCACCTTGACGACAACTTCTCCTGTAGGTGTCACAAACTGTTCCTCGATTCCTGTGCCCTGCCACTCACCCTCGATTCCAATCACGCTCGTGGCTGTTTCTACGAATTCACGGATGGAATGTGTTTCGCCAGTTCCAATCACATAGTCATCCGGTGTCTGCTTTTGGAGCATCATCCACATGGCGCGCACATAGTCCTTGGCGTGTCCCCAGTCTCTTTTCGCATCCAAATTTCCGAGTTCGATCGGAGTCTTGGACGTTTTCCACTGCGCCAGACCCTTTGTAATCTTTCGAGTCACAAAGTCGACCCCTCTCCGTTCCGATTCGTGATTGAAAAGAATTCCAGTACAGGCAAACATACCATAGGCTTCGCGGTAGTTTTTCGTGAACCAGTAGGCACACAGTTTGGATACACCGTATGGGCTCCTTGGGTGGAAGGGTGTATTTTCACTTTGGATTGGTTCTTGAATTTTTCCAAACATTTCAGAAGTTCCAGCCTGGTAGAATTTGAATTTAGAAATTGAATTGGTTTGGCGGATGGCTTCCAGGATCCGAAGTGTCCCCAGTGCATCCACGTTTGCAGTAAACTCTGGCTGGTCGAACGAAATCTTCACATGGGACTGGGCACCAAGGTTGTACACTTCGATAGAGTCATAGGTTGCGTTCAAAGAGTCGACGATGGATCGGATGCGTGAAGTGTCCGTCAAGTCACCTTCGATCAAATTGAATTCAGAATGAGAATTCAAATGAGAAATTCGTTCTTGTTTCTTTTCAGAGCAGTACCGTGCCAGTCCGTAGACTGTGTAATTCTTGTCAAGAAGGAGTTCAGCCAGATAACTTCCGTCTTGACCAGTGACACCTGTGATAAGTGCAGCCTTCATATGGTTTATATGCAAAATTTCTTTACCTCATTGACGAGGTGACGAATGTAAATTTCATCTTGAATGTGTTGGTAGGCTATAAGGGCTGTCACTTTCTGTTTGTGAGTCCATCCTGGAAGTCTGAGGAACCATGCAGCACACCACTCTGGCCACATTTCTGAATTTTGTTTGGAAATTAAAAATCCT